ACCAGAAGCTTTGGACTACATGTATAATTCGTTTGATGTTTTAGACAAAATTGGAAAATGCGATCCAGTAGTGACAATGGAGCGAACTAGAGATCTGTATCTAGGAGCAGCAGCTGGATATTTCCTAGGCCCAACCCAAGTCAAGGAAGTGATGGAAGATGTACTGTTGGAAGTGAATCCGAGCGGAAAGAAAATTCATGCATTTCAACCTGTAATGAAAGCTTCTCAAAACTTTTGGACAGGGATGCAACCAATTCCAGTGATTTTCACACAGTCTTGGAAAACTGAAACAAAGTATTCCTGGGTAGATCAAATATTCACAGAAACGTGGGAAAAATTTGTTGGGAAAGCAAGAACATTTGAAATAGGTAATGAATTTTTTATAGTCCAAGAAAAAGTGTGTCAAACAGTTAGAATGTTGTTAGAAAGGTGGGGAGGAATTTGTATTGGAATGAAATGGCCTCGAGGCGGAGCACATGAGTTCGCCAAACAGTTCGGAATAGAACCTGGTCTAGAATCTTTTAACAAGTTGGGAGATGGAGACTTCTCAGCACTAGATCAAACAATACATTATGTTTTTTTACAATTATTTTACACAATGGGTGGAGTGTATTTTGATCCTAATGGAAAACACTACAAGGTGATGGTACGGATATTAGAATATGTTGCCCGACAAATATCAGCGAGAGTCGTACATTTATGTGCACGTATGTGGGCTGTCGTTATAGGTAAGATGCCTACAGGAGCGTGGATGACAGCGCATGGAAACTCTTGGATAGTTTGTTTGTACTACTATTTGTTTTGTGTTATGCAATCTTACAAAATGAGACCAGAACTTAGAGAGAGATTTCAGATGAGTTTGATGCAATCTTATGTTCAAGCAAAAGTTTATGGAGATGATCACATTTTGAAAAATAAAAGAGATTATGAAATTGATGCGTACATTGGGGAAATACAATTTGCTACATGGGTATCTCGATATGTGGGTGCCACAATTAGAGATGTGAGAACAGATGTTCCCTTTGTGTCAGAAAAAGGTGGAATGGGACAGATAAAGAAAGAAAATATTGTGATGTTAAAACAATTTTTTGTGCGAAACAGGAATACCGGATATGGACAGGCAGACTATTTGCCCCATAGAGCAGCAAGGGATTTTGCTATTAGGGCTGTTTGGGGATCCACTGTGCGAAAAAGAGATATTTATGACATTATTCTGTCCACAGTTGGACATGCTTACGGAACTTATGCATCAAATTATCATGCGTGGGTGTGGTTAAAGCGACTTCATGTAGCAGCAACAAATGCAATTCCAAAGGATGAGAGAGAAAGAACCTTGGGGATGTTGACATCGCGAATAGAGACGCCTGATCATGTGAAAAG